ACAGACCAAGCCCAGTACGTAAAACTAATAGAAGAAGCAGGTGAGCTAGCAGGTAACATTGCACGTGGAAAAGATGTGCGTGACGACATAGGTGATATACTAGTCGTCCTAGTTAACATAGCCGCCCGTAATGGGTGGGACCTGTATACTTGCTTAAAAGTAGCATTCGACGACATCAAAGACCGTAAAGGTTGTATGATAGACGGAGTGTTTATTAAAGAAAGTGACGCAAGCCCACCCAACTAAAAGGAAATTAAACATGTCCAAACTTCGTAAACTGTTTACCAACGTAGAAGTATTTAGTGCTATAGACAACACTAAAAACGACCGTCAGGCAGCAGCGCAACTATCTAAGATTGGTAGAGGTGAAATCTCAAAACAGTTAATGCGTTATTGGCGCAGACAATTAACAGAAATAACTAAAAAGAATGGTGACCCTTTAAATGGTAGTGGTTCATTAGACCGTAAAATTCGTAATGAAGAAATTACATTACGTAATCGTACAATCAACGATGATGATAGAATTGGTAAACGTAAGGTAAATAATAATCGTATATTAATTATACCTGACCAACACGCCCCGTATCACCATCCAGATGCTTTAGAATTCTTAATTGCAGTAGCAGCTAAGATTAAACCAACCCGTGTAATCAACTTAGGTGATGAAACAGATGGTCATGCACTCTCAATGCACGACTCTGACCCATCATTAGATTCAGCTGGTGTTGAATTAACTAAAGCAAGAGTATTCATTAACGCGATGGAGCGTATATTCCCAGTTATGGATATCTGTCATAGTAACCACGGTAGTTTAGTTTACCGTAGAGCTTTCAAATCAGGTATACCAGCAGAATATATAAAGTCGTATCGTGAAATCCTGTTTCCTAGTGGTGCAGGTCAAGGTTGGGACTGGAAAGAGAAACACCGTGTAGAATTACCAAACGGTGAAGATGTAATCTTCCAGCATCAGTCAGCAGGTGACACATTGAACAACGCAGGACACGAAAGAGCTAGTATAGTGGAAGGTCATGAACACGGGAAATTTGAAATACAATACCGTAGTTCAACAACAGCACTGTACTGGTCTTTAATATCTGGTTGTTTGATCGACCCGAAAGCCTTGGCCTTCGCCTATGGGAAGTTGTTCCCTAAAAAACCATTACTAGGTTGTTCTGCTATACTTGATTCAATACCAAGACTTATTCCTATGGAATTAGACAATACTGGTCGTTGGACAGGTAAATTAAACGGTTTCTAAGTTTAATTTTAATAGGGATTCTATGAGTCTCTATTGTAAATTAAATAGGAAAAGATGATGACAGACAATGAATTAAAAAGTATCATAACTACACTACAGCGTGGTGACTACGATGAAACAGATGTAGTTACAGCTTGGTTAGCTTTAGAGCAATACCAAGACTTACGCGCAGACTTAAACGTATTATTTGGAGGTTAACATGGGTTGGATTGGAACGTTACTTAGTGGTATTGTGTCCCCTATAACAGGATTATTATCAAAGAAAAGTGACAATAAAACGGCACTACGAACACAACAAGTTGAAAGACTTATGAACTCAGACAACAAAACAGGTGAATTAGAAACTATATTATCTGAAGGTATGAAATACTCGTGGAAAGATGAGTATTGGACGATTGTACTGTCCATACCAGCTATAGCTTGTTTCTTCCCAGAAGCAGCGCCACACGTTGCACAAGGCTTTATAGTACTAGCAACAATGCCAGAATTCTTCCAGTATTGGTTGGGTATATGTGTACTAACATCATTTGGATTAAGGATTACAAAATAACATGAACATATTTACATTCGATTTAGAAGTGGAGAATCACCGCTACAACAAACGCCTAGCTGGTCCATTCTGCCCTGACAACTATGTTGTTCAAATCGGGTGGCAAATGAACGCTGGTGAACCACAAGAAACTTACTATGATGCGTATCATCGTGAGAATGTATTACCAGTAAAAGAAATTAACAAACTACAAGCTGGTGATTACATCAATGGCTTTAACATTAAGTTTGATTTACTATGGGTATGGCGTGAGCCGTGTCTAATAGCTGCCTTCAAACGTGGTGTACGCATCTTTGATGGTCAATATGCTGAGTATATGCTTGGTGGTATGACACAAGACGTACAAATGGTGTCAATGAACAGTGTTGCCGAACAATACGGTGGTGGCTGTAAAGTAGATGCAGTAAAAGAAATGTGGGAAAACGGAGCTTTAACTAGTGAGATTCCTCGTGGGTTATTAACAGAATACTTAATCGGTGATGGTGCTGAGATTGTGGGTGATGTAAAGAATACATTCCTAATCATGGTAGGTCAGATTACACGTATGCGTGAAGAAATGCCTAAAGAATTCCGTAAGATGCTTGCATTCCGTTTTGACGGACTATTAGCTACAACTGAAATGGAATATAACGGCATGTACGTTAACCAAGAAGTTGCAGAAACAGAGAGAGTTATCTTAAACCGCGACTTAAAAGTTGCTAAAGAAGAATTAGAAAACTTCATTCCAAAATTACCACCAGAAGTGGTCTTCAATTGGGGAAGTTCAACACAGAAATCATGTCTAATATTTGGTGGTACTATCAAATATGGTAAATGGACTACAACCCCTGACGACAATGGCAATACAGTTTATGTCCAACAGACTATTAAAGAACCAGTATTAAATGGCGACGGGACACAATATTTATATAAATCAGGACTTAACAAAGGACTAGCTAAAACTAAGAATGTTCAAGTCGATGATTTAACTAAGCCCAAAGGTAGTATTAAAGACCACTTCTTTAAATTTGAAGGTTACACTAAGCCAAACCCTAGATGGATTGGTAAAGCAACCGACGCAAAGGGTGAGCCATTATACTCAACTGATGGAGACACAATCAAAGCACTATCTCTTAGAGGTGTACCATTCACTGACGCCCTTGCTAAACATACATCGTATAGTAAAGATTTAAGTACTTACTATTGGACAGAAGACGACAAAGGCAACCGTAAAGGTATGTTAACCTTAGTTGGTGATGATTCTATTATACATCATGCACTAAACCATACGAGTACTGTTACTGGTCGTATGAGTAGCTCTAACCCTAACCTACAGAATATCCCTCGTGGTAATACATCTAACGTTAAAAAGATGTTTACTTCACGTTTCGGTACTGATGGACGTATGGCAGAGATAGATTACTCACAACTAGAAGTCGTTATCCAAGGTATGTTAACTAAAGATAAGCAACTATGTGAAGATTTAAATAACCGAGTAGATTTCCATTGTAAACGTCTAGCTGCAAAACTAGGTGAATCATATGAAAGTGTACTACACAAATGTAAGGTAGAAGAAGATGAAGACTATGGAGCAATGCGAACAGGAGCTAAGGGCTTCTCTTTTCAACGTGCCTACGGAGCAGGAGTTGCAACTATCGTTGAAGCTACTGGAATGTCAAAGTCTGATGTTGAATCCCTTATACAAGCCGAAGAAACTCTCTATCCACAAGTACAAGAATTTGATGTTCGACTTGAACTTCATATCAATAATAATGCAACTCGGACCGATGCAAAGATATTCCACAATGGTATTGCGTTCACTCAGAAAGAGTCTGTATGGCATTCTCCTACTGGTACCGCGTACAAGTGGCGGCAAGGCATCACCCCTGAATTCATGCATGATAGAGGTAAGTATACTGGTTTCAGTCCTACTGAAAGAAAGAACTACCCAATGCAAGGAGAAGGTGGCTTTGTAATGCAAACGATGTTAGGTAAGGTATGGAGACATTTCGTAGCTAACGATAACTTTAACAACGAAGTACTCCTAGTAAACTCAGTGCATGATTGCCTATTACTAGATGGTACAAACGATACAATATTAAAACCAGTACGCGAAGCCGTACATAAGATATTAGAAACAGTTCCACAGGTATTCAATGATGCATACCCAGAACTTAAAGTAACAGTTCCCTTCCCAGCAGAAACGGAAGTAGGACACGATTTATTCACAATGACAGTAAAACACTTAACACAGGATTAAACAAATGAGCTTAAATTTAAATGCGATCAGTCAAGCGGCTGTAGAATCAGACAATACCTCAGTAGACACAAGCGGTGGTGGTTTCAAGAAGCCAGTACCAGTAAAAGGACCTACGCTTGGTCGTATCCGTGAGTACGTAGAACTAGGACAGTTTGCACCAGATGAACGTGGTCAAGCACTAGGTTACAGCGCAGCATATAAAGGCTACTTAATTGTAGAATTATTGCATAAGAAACATCAATACGAAATGGGTGGCAAGACTGTCCCTCATGAAGTAAAAGTATTCTTTAATAAAGGTGTTAAAGCAACATCTAACTATAAGAAACTATTCAAAATGATTAACGTAGCGACAGGTGGTACAGCTAAGACTTTCGTAGACTTACTAAACAAACCTTTCAAAGCTAAGATTGTACATAACGTTGTAGGTACTGGTGAAACTGCTAAGACCTATGCTAACCTTGAGAACTATGATGCACCAGAACGTGAGAACGATGAAGGTGATATGGTTCCAGTAATCGTACCAGAATTGAGTAAGCCTATCCGTTTATTCTTATGGGAAAACGCTACCGTTGATGACCAAATGGTTAAAGACATGTGGGAATCTATCTACATTGATGGTTCATATACTAAGAACGCTGGTAAAGATAATGAGACACAAGAAACTCTTAACTTCGACCAAGCTCGTATCATGACTAACCTTAAATGGGAAGGTTCACGTACTCAAGAACTAGTAGCCAATGATGGTATTGACTTAGACACTCAGTACGATATGCCCCCTGAGCCAGATGGCGACAATGACGAACTACCTTCACTAGACGACTAGGATATACTATGGACTTAGCAGCGATAAGCAAATCAGCTGCCGAGTCTGCTATCACTGAAGCTACCTTTGTCTTAGGACGGGTACTTCAGTATGACGCAGATTTTGGTTGTTATGAATGTGCATGGTTGGATAAATCAGTAGCAGATAATATTGATACCCTCATAAAGCACATAGATATTAAAAGACAAATGGCTGGTGCAGAATACGTAAACGTGCATATCACACTAGGTATGAAAGGTGGCCGTGAGCAAATAGCAACAGTTAAACCTTACCAAGAACAACGTGGTAACCGTGACCCACTACTAGTAGAACGTGTAGCAGCACTAAGAAACTTCTTAGCTAACTACGACACAGATGTTGTAACTCCAGTAGCTAATTTATTACAAGAAGCAGATGACTCACTAACTCAATTACAAGTACTACGTATTAGAGATTATGGTGTACAGAGTTCAGTTATCATGTCAGGTGATAAAGACTTATGGATGGTAGATGGCTTACATTGTGACCAGAAGACAGGTCGTATGTATACAGTTAAAGGTTATGGTAAGACAGAATACCGTGAAGTAGGTAATGTAAAACCTAAACTAGTAGGTGAAGGAACTAGTTGGTTTTGGCATCAAATGTTACATGGTGATACAGCAGATAATATAGCAGGATTACCAACACTAACAGCTAAGTTATTAAATAGATACTTACCAACTAAGAAATTCAACCCTAAGCGTAAAGATGCGCCATGTGGGGAAGCTAAATCAACAGCAATACTAAATGGTGTTACTAATGATGTAGAGGCTTGTAAACGTGTCTTAGAAGCATACAGTGGTGTATACCCTAATGCTAAAGAAATGATGATAGAGTCAGCATTCTTATTATGGATGCGTAGAACTGAGTACACTAAAGATTGTGTAGACTTCTTAAATGAATCAGGACTACATTGTGCCATGAGTGCTAACCAAAACCTTAGATTAAAAGAATTCGATAGACTATCGGCAATACAAATTGAGGCGAGTAAAGAATGAAATTTATAATTGCAATTAATGAAGCAGAAGAGAAAGATGATGGAACCAAGGGTACAGTTACCTTTGACCATGTTGAAACTAACTCTTACTGTAAACGAACAAACAGACGTAAGCTACATGCCTATTTAGAGGCCCGTGGTGTACCTAAGAAGCATGTTAAATCCACTATGAAAGCATTAGGCTTTGTAGACAGTGAATTAGGTATTACAGTCAAAGAGCGTAATCACTTATCTCAACGAAGAGAGTATTTAAAAACTATTAAGGCAGCTTAGTATGGCCGTAGTTAGATTAAAGACAACACAAGTAGCAGGTGTATTAGCTCAAGTAGTAAAGAAGCAAGGTGGTAAATGTGCCATTTGTGGACATCCCTTTACTCAACGAGATATACCTGTACTTGACCATTGCCATACTAAAGGTTATATCCGAGGTGCTTTACATAATTCATGTAATGGTATCGAAGGACGTATCAAGAAGTTAGCACAACGTGGTCATAAAGGTATTACCTCTGAGAAGTATATAATTGGCCTAGGTAGTTACCTAGAGACACACACAACACCAAAGTACAACTACATACATCCTAGTCATAAAACTGAGGATGAGCAGCGGTTAGAACGTAACAAGAAAGCTCGGTTAAAGAGAGCTAAGGCGAAGTAATGAATATAGCTGAACAAATCAAATGGGAAAGAGAATGTGTTGCCCGTGGTACTGAGAGGTATTACGCCAATCAAGACCGCTTACGTGATACTGGACAATCAGACCAAACTGATGTGGGCAGCTATCTTCTCAAAAAGAGGTTGCAAGAAGTAGCAGACAGACTAAAAAGTATGGCCTACGATAACACAGCAGGTCGTGGTAATAAATACAACAAACTACTCAAACAAGTTGCGGTAGACGAAGATTATATGAAAGTAGCGTACATAGGTTTACGTATCATACTAGAAAGTCAAGTAGATAAACGTAAAAACAATGTAGTTAACGTATGTATAAATATAGGTACTCGTTTAGAATCTGAATTAAAATGCCAACTCTTTGAAGCACAACACCCAGCATACTACGGAACAGTATTAAAATCATTTAAAGAACAAAATATAACAGATTTCACTCACATGCACAAAGTAATGAATGTTAAATTTAATGAGTTCAATATTAAATGGAATCTATGGTCGCAGCTGTATAAAACACACGTAGGGCAACGTGTACTAACAGCAGTACTAGAAGTATTCGACGATGTTTTATTTATGAGCCTACGTAGAAAAGGTAGGAAAACAATATACAAAATAGACACAACTGATGCATTTGATGCGTGGTCTAAAGAATTTGAAAAAGAACGTGGACTCATGTCCCCATTCCTCCTACCACTAAAAATACCACCTAACGATTGGGTAGACACTAAGACAAACACAGCGTACTACACCCCATCTATAAACACACAATTACCCTTGATAAAAGCACATCATGGAGAATCAAAGAAGTTTGTAGAACAACACAACCCAATACAACATATAACCGCAGTAAACAAGTTACAAAAAGTACCTTGGAAAATAAACAAACAGGTTCTTAAAGTACAACGTGAAGTTTACGAAAAGAACTTAGCAATAGGTATGCCATCAAATGAAAAAATCACACCAGCAGACTTCCCTGAAAACCTAAAAGATGTAGCAAAAGCTGTATATACAGACGCACAGAAAGAAGAGGTTACTTTATGGAAAGAGCGCGCTAAAGCCGCTTACGGTAGAGAGCAGAAACGTAAAGGTCAAGTACTAGGTTACATAAGAAGTAGTAAACTAGCGGCAGAACTAGCAGAGTGGGATAAATTCTACTTTGCTTACACATGTGACTTTAGAGGACGTATATATTGTGCAACAACAGGGTTATCACCACAAGGTGCTGACACAGCTAAAGGCTTATTATGCTTTGCTAAAGATGTTGTATTAGGGAAAGATGGTATTAAATGGTTAGCTATTCAAGGAGCAAATACTTATGGCGAAGATAAATGCTCGTATTCCGACAGAGTATTGTGGATACGAAACAATGAAAACAACATACGCAGAACAGTTGAAGACCCAATTACCAATCGGGAATTTTGGGGTGGGGCAGATAAACCGTATCAATTCCTTGCTTTCTGTTTTGAATGGGCAAATTGTGGCTATGGGACTAGACCCGAAGCGACTAGTAAAATTCCCGTCGGCCTCGATGGCTCTTGTAATGGACTTCAGCACTTCTCAGCAATGTTACGTGATGAAATTGGTGCAAAGGCAACAAACTTGGCAGCATCAGAGATTCCCAGTGACATATACCAGCAGGTTGCAGATGTTACTAGCAGCAAGTTACAAACAATGGATGACCCAAGAGCAGCGATATGGCTTAGAGTCGGGATTGACCGTAAGTGTGCCAAACGTCCAGTAATGACTTTACCTTACGGAGCAACACAACAATCAGCTAGACAATACATCATGGAGTATGTAATAGAGAACTGGATTAAATTTGACTTAGATGAAAAACATCAATTCGAGTTAGCTACATTCTTAACACCTATTTTATGGGAGTCTATCGGTGAAGTTGTAGTAGCTGCAAGAGGTGCTATGAGTTGGTTACAAAAGAACAGTACAGCTGAGTTTATGAAGTGGTTAACACCAATAGGTTTCCCTGTTTACCAGTACTACCAAAAAACTAACTCTATAGAAGTTAGGACCCAATTAAATGGTGGTTGTCGTATATGGATACAAAACTTTGATGGTGCAGACGCAACACCTAGTAAAGTAGGGCAACGAAATGGTATTGCACCAAACTTTGTACACTCTATTGATGCAACGCATATGGTAATGACTATCAACTTAATGGCTGATGAATGTTTAGCAATGATTCATGATGATTATGGAACTCATGCAGGGCACACACAGAAGTTATTTGATAATATAAGAACCTCATTCCATACACTGTACACAACACATAACCCAATATTAGACTGGGCCGAACAAGTAGACGCAAACATAGAATCTATACCACCTACAGGTACTTATAGTATAGACGAGATAGTGACCGCTAACTACTTCTTTGGATAGCCTTGTATTAGACGAGAGAACTATATGATTAGAAAAGACCATAGTCCCGTAAATAATTTAGCGCATACTAAGGACCCTAGGGGGTTAGTTAAGCGCGACTTAGAACATTTAGAACAAGTGTATAAACAAAGACCTATTAAACCAACCATGACCCAAAATGAAATTATGTTTCAAGCAGGTCAACAAGACGTTATTCGTTATATCACAGATAAAATGGTGGTATAATGGATATAACTTTACTGGGGAGTTGGGAACAACTGACCGTTACAGATAGACGTGATGCAATAATGGAACTAGAAGACAGCATAAAAGCTGTAGAAAGTGAACAAGGTATCGAGATAACACCCGTCGAATATCACTGTAATGGTGTGTATGCCAGAGAGATTAGAATACCTAAAGGTACAGCTCTAGTTGGTGAAATACACTTACAGGACCAGATTAACGTAGTATCACAAGGAGTAATCCGAGTGTTTACAGAAAAGGGTGTACATACAATTAAAGCACCTTCAACTTTTATATCGCCAGCTGGTACTAAACGAGCAGGTTATGTTATAGAGGATACGGTATGGACTGTATTTCACGGCACAACTAAAACGAGCGAAGAGGAAATTAGGAAAGAGTTTATAGCTCCTGATTACCATTCTTTAGATAAACAATTGGAGCATACAAAATGAAGCACACTACAACGTGTTTAGGAGGTGACTTATCTCTTGGATAGCAACCGCAATTATAGCAACGGCATCCCTACAAGTAGGTACTGCCGCCTTACAACGTAAAGCATCGAGAAAAGCCGAAAAGCGAGCTGAAGCAGATGCATTAGAAGCAGATAAAGCAGCACGTAAAGCTGAAGCATTCGCAGAAACAGAAGGCGAAGGTCAAGGTTCAATAGCTAATATATCACTAGAAGTCGATGATGAACTTGAGCAAGATAAGAAAGTTTCGACGGTGAGGATTTAATATGAACTCAGTAGAGCATGAGAAGAAATATCTGACAGGTGACTATTTACTTAAAGGTGAATATTACATAGAGTCAGCAAAACGTGAACAAACATTAACTCGTTCAGAACGATATGCAGGTTGGACAATCCCAACTGTATTTCCAGATGACCCGTTAACAGGTGATGATGAATTCCAAAACGATTTCCAGTCAGTGGGCGCACAAGCAGTTAATAACTTATCTAATAAGATTATGATGGCATTGTTCCAACCTTCAAGACCTTTCTTTCGTTTGACATTGACTCCTGAACAAGAACAAGAAGTATTAGCTGAGAATATCGGCATGAACTCTACAATGATTGAAGAAGCACTTGCTGAAGGTGAGCGTGGTTCAATGCGTGAGTTAGAAAAGATTAATGCACGAGTAACAATGACTGATTGTATTCAACAGTTAATTATTACAGGTAACAGCTTACTGTATATGCCAGAAGATAACACTATGCAATCATACTCTATTAGAGATTATGTTATTGAGCGTGACCTTCGTGGTAACATGGTAAAGATTATTATAAGAGAAACAAAATCAATAACAAGTCTCAGTGACGAAATGGCTACAATGGCTATGGAAGCAGGTATGACTATGACAGGCGAAGCTACCATCTATACTGCAATACAGAAAGTTGGTAAAGACCAGTTTGTTGTGTGGCAAGAATTAGAAGATTTATGCTATTGTCATGTAAGTGTTGGTCGTTATAAACAAGATGAGTTACCTTGGATTCCATTAACATGGACTCTAGCACGTAACAAAGATTATGGTACTGGTTTAGTAGAAATGTATTCAGGTGATTTTCATACACTATCCACCTTAGCTGAAGCAATATTAGATTATACAACCATTATGACTGATGTCAAAGTACTAGTAGACCCTACTGGTATGACTAATGTTAGAACCATTAATGAAGCGTCTAGTGGTGATTACGTACATGGTCGTGAAGAAGATTTATATGTCCACTCAGCAAATGTACAAGCTGGTGCAGACTTCTTAACAAATCAATTTATGACAGTAGAACGAAGAATCGCAGCCGCTTTCCTTTTAAATAACTCAGTCACACGTGATGCAGAACGAGTAACAGCAGAAGAGATACGAATGCAAGCGCAGGAGTTAGAAAGCTCTTACGGTGGTGTATACTCACGGTTAGCTACAGACTTACAGCTACCATTAGCAAAACGTTTAATAACTAAATTTGACCCAGTGTTAAAAGATATTGAACCTGTTATTGTTACAGGCTTAGAATCATTATCACGTAACTCAGAGTTAGATAGAACACGCGCATTCTTTAGTGATTTAGTGCAATTAGCTGACGTACCTGAACAAGTAGCAATGCGAATTGACTATAGTAAACTTATAACTATGTTAGGTGCAGGTCATGGTATTGATTACAAAGACTTATTAAAAGATGAGAAACAAGTACAAGCAGACCAACAAGCAGCAGCAGCGCAACAAGCACAAGCAGCAGGTATGGAAGCTGGTGCAGTTAACCAAGCAACAGGAACAGAATAATGACAGATACCGTTGAAACAGCTCCCACAGAGCAACCCTCTCCCAACGACAACTGGACAGAAGATTCACGATTAGACTCTAATGGTAACCCAACTGAAGTCGCCCCAATACCAGAAGAAATAGAACCAGTTACAGAAAAACCAAAAGAAGAACCCACAGAAGAAACTACAAGTGAAGATGAACCAGCGGTGTTAGATGAGACTGAAGTAGTCACAAACGCCCCTAAGTTCGATTCATCAGCAGCGGAACAAGTTCGTTCATTCTTAACAGATGCAGGTCTAGTACCAGCCGATGTAGCGGCAATAGTAACAGAGAATAATGGTGAAGTCACACCAGAAATCTTAAAAGCTCTAGTAGAGAAACATGGTGAAGGTGTAGCTGGTTTAATTAAAGATAAACTAACTAACTTACATCAATCAAATGTAACTGCTTCTAAAGCAGCCGACAGTAAAATATTTACACAAGTAGAGAAAGCATTTGAAGGTATGACTGAGCAAACAGGTTCAGACACATTCAAAGAACTAGCTACATGGGCCAAAGATAACATGTCCACCGCAGACCGTGGTGATATTAATAAATTATTAGCCCAAGGTGGAAAGGCAGCAGAATTAGCTGTTAATTCACTAGTACAAAGTTTTAAACAATCAGACTCGTTCGTATCTACACCTGCTAAATTATTAGTAGCTGACGACACGACATCCGAGTATGGTGGCAAGCCATTAGACAAAGCAGGATATGACCGTCAATTACGTAAATTGATGAATGAAGGTCATGACTACGATACTAGTCCAGAAATTGCATCATTAAACAACCGACGTTCAAAATCACTTAAACGCGGTAACTAAACTAATTTAGGAATAATATTATATGTCAATTATTGGCCAAGCAGTAGCAGCAGATCAAGTACGTTCAGGTCACCAAGGTGGTGTAGATTCAGGTAACGTAAACCCACTTTACATCGAGCAATACGGTGGTGAAGTAGAACATCGAATCCTTAAAGATTCATTCATGCGTCAGTTCTTCAAATTCAAGACTGTTCGTGGTACAGATACCATTACTAACGACCGTGTTGGTTCTAGTTCTTTACAGAAAGTAGCACGTGGAATCCGTCCTACTGATAATTCACCTACATTCGATAACATCTCTATCAAAGTAGATACTATCGTTTTAGCTCGTACTAACGAATTCGTTTTAGACGCATTCTTATCACACATTGATACTCGTAAAGAAATCGGTGTTGAGCATGGTAAAGAAATCGGTAAATTCTTCGATGAGTCTTTCTTGGTTCAAGGCATCAAAGCATGTCAAGTAACTAACAAAACTCCAGATGGTAGCTTATTCGGTGGTTGGGAAGGTTCAACTCCTACCAACATTATCCGTACTGCTCCAGAAGGTTTCCAAGGTGGTACTGTACAAGTACTAGCTGGTGCTGGTGATGAGTTAGACCCTGATTTATTAGAACTTGCAATCCAAGATTTATGTCAGAAAGTTGAAGAGAAAGATGTTGAGATTTCTGAAGCGGTACTTCTAGTACGTCCAGCTCAGTACTATGCTTTACTACGTAACAGCAAACTTATCTCACGTGATTTCAGTTCAATGAACGGTGATTACGCTAAAGGTGATGTATTAGAATCTTGTGGTGTTCGCATCCAGAAAACTAACCGTTTCCCTAAAGCTGGTGATGTTGGTGCAACTCACTTCCTATCAAATGCTGGTAACGGTAATGCGTATGACGTAACTGCAAACGACCAGAAATGTGTTGTATGTTTGTTAATGCCTAAAGCATTGTTAGCTGGTGAAACTATCCCGTTAACTTCAGATGTATACTTCGATAAGAAAGAAATGCAATGGTTCATTGATTCTTACTTGTCATTTGCTGTAACTCCTAACCGTGCTGAAATGGCCGCAGGTATCTTCAGCTCAACAGTAGCATAAGTAAAACTTTAGAAGACCTTCAATGAGGGTCTTTTATAAGTGGTACTATTAAACACTTAGATATATGAACAATTCTGTTTCATATATCTGTTTTCTTTGCAAAGGAAATTAAAGAATATGAATGAATTAGAAGCAGTACAAATGCTCTTACGAGCCATTGGTTCTAGTCCAGTAAACAGCTTAAATGTTGCACACCCAGACGTTGCTAACGCTCGCGCTTGCCTTAATAGGTTGCGTAAAAGTGTACAAAAACGTGGTTGGTGGTTCAACCAAGATTACAATGTTATCTACCAACCTAATAGTTTAGGTGAAGTACGTATACCAGAAGCAATCACTAAGTTTGTATCGGACGATGTAAGTTTAGTTAAACGAGGTAGAAAAGTGTATAACACTCAAACACAAACGTTTATCATTGATGCCAATGTATGTGCCATTAAAACAGTACGGTCTTTAGAATGGGAAGACATGCCAGCGTGTATCCAAGAATATGCAGCCTATTTAGCTTGTGCTCAATTTATCAGTGATGAGATTGAAGACGCAAACAAAGAGGAAAAATATCAGAGGTTAGCAGGTATATCAAAAGTAGATGTAGATGAAGAAGATTTAGACTCAGCACGAGTAAATGTATTTAATAATACACGTATCTCCAGAGCACGTGGTGGTGTAACACCCTACCAACGTCGAAGCTCACTACATCCTAACAGTTATAGTTAAGGAAAGAACATGCGTATAGAAGGTACTTATAAAACACCTATTCATGGTATTAGTACATTAGCACCAAGAAATAGAGCAGACGGTCAAGCAGAGTTACAAGTGAATTTAAGGTCTGACCCAGTACAAAAGTTAACACGTCGTCCGTCGTTAGTATATAAAGAGTACCTTGGAACTGCATTTTACACACCAGACAAAATGAAATACCATGAGTATACAAAAGATGGGCAATTATTTAGAATTATACTTAATACAGATAATGGTTACATAAACTGTTATAAAGGTAGTACAATATCATTGGCATCTACAGTAGGTCAGTTCTATTTACCTAACGGTAATATAGAGATGAAAACTATTGAGAATACTACTTATGTATTAAACAAGAATAAAATTGTTGAGATGTCTACAGCAGTCGATGCGAGTACACCAAAAACTACACACATAAACGTTACCGCAGCATTAAACTATGGTGAAAGTATATCAGTAGGTCTTGGTAGTACAGGTGATTCACCAAAGCTTCTTATAACATACTCAGTACCAGATTTAACAGTAGACCTTGATTATGACACAGCAGACAAAGCAAGAGCTACATCAGCAGTAGCAGAAGGTTTAGTAGCAGCTCTAAACTCTACCACAGCTTTCAATACCTTGTATAAAGCAGCATCAACAGGTTCGTCAGTATTAATAGCGCATAAGACACTAGACGAATGGGTTCCCGTGTATATTGAAACAGGTCAAGGCGATAGAAGTGTAAAGTTATTTAGTGAGACTATAGAAGAAACAGATGGTTTACCTTTGTTTGCACATCACGGTACACGTATAACAGTCAAACCTAATCCAATCAGTGATAAAGGTACATTCTATTTACAAGCAGAGCGTGTCAATGACGCAGCAGTATTACCAACAACAGAATTCTATGCAGAAGAATGTGTGTGGGTAGAAACTCGTAGTGGTACTGAACCATACAAACTAAATGAACTTACATTACCATTGAAAATTGAATACGATTTAGATACAGATGCATTCACAATAAGTCAAACTGGTTGGAAAGAACGTCGTACAGGTGACGATGAATCATGTCCCGCACCAGAGTTTGTTGGTGAGCGGTTATTAGATATTGGGCACTTCCAAAATAGATTAGTAGTAGCTTCAAAAGGCATGGTATTCATGACTGAGACAGATGACTATGATAATTGGTGGAAAGCTTCAGCTCTTAAATTACTAGTCTCAGACCCAGTAAGTATTGGTTCTAGTGCAGTAGATACAGAAGATATTGAACGTATAACAAACCATAACAGAGACTTACTATTAATATCTCCTAATGGTCAGTTTAAGATTGACGGTAATGTAGCTGTAACACCACAGAGTGTAAGTATGCCAAAGGTATCTTCATTTGAGTGTGCTATAAACGTACCACCAGTGTCTATGGGTACAAGTGTACGTATTGCAATTAATCAAGGAGAGTCAGCTGGTGTATTAGATTACACAACTAAGGCTGCAACCGAACAAGAACGTGGTGACCTTACAACAAAGCATGTTGTAGGACTGATTAAAGGTACTATTACTAAAATGGTTGGTAGTGTAAACTCCAACATGTTAGCTGTAATGTCTGACTTAGGTGGTAACAATACTGTTTACGTGTTTGAACAATATGATGACCGTGGTAAAATTCTACAAAACTCGTGGAGTACTTGGGAGTTCCCAGACGACATTGAGGTAATTGATTTAATATTCAAAGATAGTAAATTACGGATTATAACAAATCATAGTAGCGTAATATCTGAATATGAGATAGATTTATACTCACGTGTAGTTGCTGGTAACAATGAAGTCTTCTTAGACTACTTTCTTGAGTTACAATCTACAAACGGTCTTTGGGTGGTACTACCGACAAACTACCCTGTACATACTGATTTAGTATGTGTCCGTGGTAATGGTGCGGAATTTGAATTATTCCCTGCAACATTTAATAAATACATAAATACGTTAAGTTTTACCGAACCACTAACTCCAAATGGTTTGCCTTGTAAAGTGTATGTAGGTGTACCAATTACAGCACGGTACATTCCTACACGTCCATTTCGACGGGAAGAATCAGGTCTAGTTATTACAACTGACCGTGTACGTGTTGCTAGATGGCATTTAAATGTAGTGGATACTCATGAAGTAACTATGCGAATTGACTCAGACTATGTTCAACTAGACGACCAACTATTTCAAGGTAGGGTCGTAGGACGCAACGGTAATATCATTGGTGAAAAAACAGCATACACAGGTGACGTAACATTTAGTTATTCACAAGATGCTAGTTTAGCTAAAGTAGAATTCAGAACTGAAGGTTACTTAGGATTAACAATTGCTGGCATCTCATGGGATGGTCAGTATTATAAAACAAGTGGGAGAATGTAATGTCCGTATATGCTGGAGCAGTACAGTCTGGTATAGGGTTCGCATCATTAGCAGCTGGTGTTGATACAGCAGAGACAGCAGCAGCTTACAACGCAGCGTTTCAAACGTTGTCAACTAAGATTGCTGCATCTAATGCTAGGTCAGCAGGGGAGAGAAATATCTCCGCTGTTAACCAAGATAAGATAACATCCAATACCAAGATTAGACAACAACAAGATGAAGCTGAAGCAAATGCTAAAGTATCCGCTGCAATGGCAGGTGCTAAAGGTGCAAGTGTAGATGCTACAATACAACAAACAGAAGTAAACGAGTCTCATGCACTTGCAGCTAGTAATAAAGCAGCTGGTCAACGCACTGAACAACTTAAAGCAGGTATCTATAATGCTTCAATGACGTTACAATCACGAGTAGAGAAGCCAAAATCTTCATTCTTAGGTGACGTATTAAACGCAGCATCTTCATTTGAAATGAGTGACATCACAGATACTAAAGCCGCATTTAAAACAATGGGTATAGGTCAAGATGCTTCATTAATATCACAGGCTGATAGAGACTTCGATGATATGTTCGCAGATACGTATGAAGATGCAGGTACATTAAAAATATAGGGGTAGAACATGGCTGAATTCGGTCAACCGTCAAGAACGGCAACAAGTGATGCAAATGCTGGCGTAGTTAATGCACCAGCACAACGAGAGGTAGCTAGAACGTCTGTATCTCAAAACGTACGTACAGCAGGAGCCTTAGACGCACCACTGAAGAATGTCGGTTCTGCCCTTGGTGGTAGCTTCGTTCGTATGTTGAAGAAGAACACAGAGAACGTCAGAGCACAACAAGTACTAGATGCGTCTCTTCGTCAAGGGTCTGACAATGCAATCAATGCTATTGACTCTGAGAAGAAACGTACTGGTTGGGAGAAAGCTCTTTATGGTGAAGAGAACCCAGAGTATCGTTCAGCACAACAAAGAGCAGTTGGTAATAATATCCAACAAGCTTATTTAGAACAAGCAAATAAAATATCTGAGTTTGCAGGTGAATCTCAAGAAGAGTATCAAGGACGGCTACGTGCTGGTCTTGATGTACAACTAAAGAAGTATCCTAATGACCCAGAGACTCAACAATTAATTACTGAACACTGGTCTAAAGCATCAGAAAAGTTAGTAACACAACAAGCCAAAGACCACTATGGTCATAACTTAGCACAACAACGTGAGACAGTTAAGAATGGTGTCCGTGGTACATTTGATGTATTTACTACTGAATCTAAGAACATTCATACTGAGAAAGAAGCTCTTGCATTCGCACAGAACGCTGGTGACTTCTTTAATATGCGCGCCAAACCAGCTGATATGGATGCAGGTGCTTACCGTGGTGTTGTAAATGAAGAGTTAATCTATTCATTACAATCAGGTAACATCGGTGCTTATAACATGGCTAAAGACCACGGTTGGTTAGATAACTTGAATACTAAAGAACAAGCTAAGTTTCAAACAGCTCGTAATGCGTATGATGTTAAAGCAAATCATGGTATAGCTCTGACAAGCGCAGAAGCAAATTTAGCGGCAGCTGATGCTGTAACTATAGAAGATATTCAAACTATAGTAGCGCAAGGTGAAGCAACTATAGCTTCCCATGAAGAACGTTCATCAGGTTCAGACAAATCTAAAGTTGCGTTGGCTAAAGCTAGACTAGCTTTAAAGAAAGCTTATAATAAAGCTATCGTCGAAGCCTCAGAAAAGCAAGTTAAAATAGACCGTGCAAATGATATACTAGAAGCGGAGACAACTAACGACGCTGGTATGAAATTTGAATTAAATGCTACAAACGCAGAGCAAGCTGCGGCAGCTAGTACTATGTTTGTAAACACTATAGAAAATGTAACAGGACAAGAAGACCTTAAAGCTTCTGACGCTATAAAAGAAATACTAGCCGACCCTGTTAACGTAGGTTCTAAAGCAGTACAACAATGGGGTGAAAGTAACTTAGATGCTGGATACTTAAAGATAATTGGTCAACAATATACAACAGGGTACGCTTCAAGTGCTATGTTAGATGAAAACGACCAACCAACTGAAGTAGCTACAAAAACTATGGACTTACTATCTCAATTTGAACAAAAGGATTTACAAAAGTTCCAAAAACAGATGGGTGAACATTACGATGATTATCTACTAGTTAAAGAGGGACAACAAGGTGGTTTAACTAGTGGTATGATTAAAGAGAAGATTGATGCGTTTCATGAATCAATTGGTAACAAGGATATGTACGCAGTCAATTGGCCTGAGTCTCTTACACAAGGTAAGACTAAACGTGACTATGTATCTCAATTAGTAGAGGACTACACAAAAAGTTATCCTACTGGTACTGATGTAGGTAGACATGTTGAGACATATCTGAAAGCTCTTACACATGCTAAGGGTGATCATAGACAAGCTAAAGATGCTCTACGTAACTCGGTAAAGAATAAATCTGAAGTGTATAATGGTAGAGTTATCCATAATGCCGATAAGATTAATGACCAGTTAGAAAAGTATACATTACCATTGTTATTAACACAAATGGAAAGACCTGAAAATAATGCGTCAATTGGTATTATTGCAGCAGGTCTAGGTGGTTCAGAAGATGCTAATGGTAACCCCATCAGAACTTTTAAAGAGTTAGGTCAAGTAGATTACGAGGTGTCAGTAGACGGTGGATTGTGGGTGAAAAGCCCTAAGTTCATAAGTCCTGTACATGTATCAAGTAATACAGTAAAATTACTAGAAGAGTATATCATACAAAACCAAAACGAAATAGCTATGGAAAAGCAAATAAAGAAACTCGCTCTACTCAAAAAAGGGTTAGGTGATTATTCAACAATACACTAATAGGAGACAACATGTCTGAAATTACACGCGTAGTAGACGGTGACACGTTTAAGTTAAAAAATGAAGACATGAACTCTACTAGTGAGGGTCAAAGTCAACGTTTAGGTTTTACACAAGTAGGCGAAAGCGTACACCAAGATGAAAGTAAGAATACAGCGAAAGGTAAAAAAGCATCACAGTTCATGAAGGACGTTGTGGGTGCTGACGACCCAGAAGGTATACAGAATGTTGAGACAGTCCGTAACACTGGAGTAGACCACTATGGTCGCTCCGTGGGTGGGGCGCAGAAGAACATACATGGACAACCTATAGATTTAGCTTTGGTTCAAATGGACCAAGGTTATTCTAAGTATTATAATAAGTTTGGTGTAGAGAAAGACCCAGCAATGCACGATGCTTATAAAGAGTATTACGCTAAAAATAGCCCTTACCAACATGGTGAGTTTAGAAAGAACATGTCTAAAAAAGACTACAGTTACATACAAAATGCTCAGAAAGAATTCTCTGAAGTTCATGCTAGGTTCCAAGACAAAGACGCAACACGCGAAGAAATGGACCAAGCAACATATAACTTGTACAAAGACCCTAAGATGGTGGCACACTTCCGTTATACCAACGCAGGTTGGAACGAAACTTTAACACCATCGACTGCATCTAGTTCTGATAAAGATATGATACAGTTTATGTTACAAGACCCAGAGTTATCAAAGTTATATAACAAAGCTGTACGTAACGGACATTTAGGGCAAACCAAACGTCCCGAAAGAGAAACATCTTTCTGGCAAAACCTAGAAGCTTCTGCAAGTCAGTTTAATAGTATTTCTAACTTTAAGGATACGTTAGACTTATCTAAAGCTAGAAGTCATACAAAAGATTATGATTTACCTAAAGAACAAATAACTAAAGGTGTAGACCCTAAATACCATTCAAAGCTAATAGAAGAAGCTGATGAATACGGTGGTGCTTCCGCATTAATTATGCGTGACCAGATGATTGAAGATGTAGCTAACAATACAATAATAGATAACCTACCGTGGTACTCACAAATTGGTTATGGTATACCTGTAATGTTAGCAGACCCACTAGCTGTAATACCAGCAGCAGGTATAGCTAAGGGTATCGCAGCATTTGGTAAAGCAACTTCTACGTTCCAAGGAACACGTTTATGGGCGCAGTCACAAGCATTTACTAATACATCTAAAGCAGCCGCATGGACAGCAGCGGGTATCACAGAAACAACTATACAAAGTTTACCTAGGTTAACAGGTGACCATACGTATACACCAAGAGACTTAGCAATGGACGCTATGGTAGGTGGTGCACTTGGTGTTGTTTTGGGTAGTGTAGTAACAGGTGTTCAGTATAGTAATGCGAAGTATAAAGCTAATCAGAAACTCATACGTGAGATGGATGAACACATAGAAAACCCTGATGCTCCTAGATACAATAGTGAGGTTAATTACTCACATCAAGAAACAGCTACTAACGCTGGTAACTCACAAGCCACAGTTCATGATTGGACGGCAGAGAGTAACCCAGTACCTAGCCGTGTAACTACTAAGTTTGATGAAGAAGTATCTGAATGGAAAGCTGGTGGTCCAGCACCTACAGTAGTTGATAACACACTACCAAACGCGCCTCTTACAGGTAAGTCAGTTTCAGAAATGAAGTTTACTCCTTGGGCAGCTATATCAGTAGTGTCAACAGCAGGGTTCCAAGCAGCTGGTCGTAAGATTCGTAACCTGTTTCCTAAAGACTCACCTATGAACATTCTTATTAATAGGCAGATTGGTCACAATGATAAAGCAGGACTTGAAACAGTTAAGTCACAAACAGCTTTAACTAAAGAACTACGTGAAGCAGAAATAGAACTTGAGACGGGTAAACTAGATAAGTCTGAAACTAAAGAGATGATAGTTGATATTAAGCGTGAGCTACTTGAGGTTGATGCAGCAGTTAAACTTACTCATGAAATCAACTCAGAGATACTACACTTAGCTTCAGTATACCCAGATGGTAAAGTACCAGCTGACGTTATGAAGACAATCAGAGGAGTCATGTACACACAGAAAGACGTTAGACAAGTTAACGTTATGGACCAAGTACTACAAGGTAAGACTACAGACCCAACACAATTACTAGGTGACTATGTAGAAACACTTAAAAAGTTACCTGAGTTTGAAGGTAATGTACCTGCGCCTAAGAAAGAACTAGACTTCATTCACGAGTTTGAAGACATAATCAACATGGAACGTAAAGTAGATAAAGATGATTTATTTACACTAACTCAAGGTATCAGTAAAGAAGTATCTTGGATTAAAGATATGGTTGAGATGAACAAACTTGCTCGTAAGTCTAAAGATGCAGCATTTAAAGAACAAGTAGAACAGTTAAATGGTATTGTAGCAGCTCGTTTAAAGCAAGCTGACGATGGTGACTTTGGTGGACATAGAGCAGGTACAGCTGATATAACAGCACCGTCTATACTCAAACAACGTACTAAACCATTTGGTAAGAAGAAACTGTCTGGTCCTGAGATTATAGCTCAAATGAAGAAAGAAGGTTTCACTTCAGAAAGAGGTGTACCAACTTCCGCTGCGTATAAGAAGCGTTTCGCTGAACTACGTAAAGAGACTGTAGCTATATCTAGAGAAGTACAAGGAGTAGGTGACTTAAATAAAACTGAAAGTGATGTATATACTCAAGGTGTACGTGAAGGTGAAACTCACTACTCACTAGATGATAAACAAGCTGAGTTAGAGAAGTTAGAGAAAACACCTGACCTTGATTTTGAAGGTAGACAAGCTCTTGGTAAACTACGTGCTGAGTTAGACCCAAAAAGCCAACAACTAACGACTGGTACAAAAACCGAAACAGAAGTTGACGCTGAGGATATTCTACCTCGTGACTTAAATCAGATTGACAGTGTAAATGCATACAACACACCTACCAAAGCAAACTTAGAAAAGTTACGTAATAAACTACGTAGCATAAATAAGAAGAATGGTAGTACTAAAATAAGTGGTAAGAAAGAGAGTTTACAGCAACGTAAACGCCTTGCAGCTATCACTAAACGTGTTAAAGCAAACAAAGCTGTTACTGTACAACGTATGTTAGATAACGGTAACATGGCTGACTTAGTTGACGTTATTCGTGTATCCCATCAAGTAGCTGAAGAAGCAACATTAGCTAAACGAGTATTAGATGAGAAGAAACCAGCGAAACAAACGGAGACAGTACAACCTGAAAGTAAGACATTAAGTAAAGCGGAGTACGTTGAAAACGCACAAGCACGTGTCGATACAGCCCAACAAAAACTAGTCGATGCTAACTCTCTATGGGAGAAACTAAAACAGGTAGCTAACGCAGTAGTCTATACTAAGAAACGGGCAGACGCAAAAGTAAAGGCATTAGTAAAATCTAACGCACCTTTAGCAGAACGCGCAGCCTTATTGAAACGTAATGACCTATGGAAAGCTGAACAAGAAGCACTAGATGTAGCAAGAACTACCGCAGTTAAAGCACAGAATGACTTAAATGACGCTAACATGTTGTTAGACAACGTATCAAAATCAACAGACGATATTGATATGTCAAAACCTGTAACAGAAGCAGAAGTACATATTATGTATTCCGTTGATGTAAATAAGGTATTAACACCTAATGAGCAGATAGATATCCAAACTAGGATTGATGTAGCAGTAGATAAGAAAGTTAACAGTAGTGCTGAGAAAGTATCTATGGGTCTAGCTGAGTGGGTACGTAGTGGTGAAAAGAAACGTACTGAGTTAGCTAATAAAGTTACTGGTGCTACCGACTTCATTGGTCGTGCTATAACTAGAATGACTAAAACAGTGGGTGCAATATTCATTGATTCAGACTTAACTAGTATGAAATTCTTCGGTTCTAGAGTTACAGAAGTAAGTCGTGGTTACGGTGGTAACGCTAAACGCGCACCTACAGCTGGTACTATAACGTCAGCTACCCTAATGGAAAGTATCGTTAAGATTATTCCACAGTATCGTAAGATGATTGATGCGTATGCTGAAAGTAAAGGTGCTGGTTCATTAGGTAGACTAAAAGCAAGAGAACGTGCTGGACAAGTTGACCCTAATGTAGATAAGTTTAACCGTGAGGTGTTCTTAGTACAAGAGTATCGTCGTCAAGGTAAACCTCTTCCAAAGGATGTACATAAGTCAGTAACAGACTTTGTAGACCAATGGGATTACTATATGGACCATAACCATAACACCTTAGTTGATGCTGGTGTTGCAGGTTTCACAGCCGCACGTAAAGTTAAACACTACATCCCTCATATCTGGCAAACAGGTAAGTTCCGTGGTGCTATAACTAAACACGGTAGAGCTAAAGTTGAAGCTGCTTTATCAAAAGCCTATATGAATCTAAGTACAGATGCTAACATTGTACTAAAAGCCGATGCAGATGCACAAGCTACTAAACTGATTGATGACGTATTAAGTGATACTTACGTTAACAAAGACCAGTATAGCCCAGCTTTAGATGCGCGGTCTAGGGCCAGAACAGATTTAGATACTACAACTGAATTAGACGGTGTACGTATATTAGACTTACTAGATACGGAAGTAATCCAACTAGGCACTAAGTATAGTAACCGTGTAGCAGGTTGGGTAGGTTTATCTAAAGCTACTAATGGTATGATAAACTCACAAGCTGACATTGATGTATTCAAAGAGAATATGATTGCGGAAGCTATTGAGAAAGGTATCAACCCTAAGAAGTATGTGCAAATGTTTGAAGATACAATTGACCAGTTATTCGGTCGACCAACTAAAAATATGTTAGTAGATGGTAAAGGTCTTACACGTGAACTAAACGACATGAAAGATTTAGCAGCTACTACTAAAATGGGTGGTCTTGGTACAGCTCAATTATCTGAAACTGGTCAGACTATAACTAGAATGGTTATGAACACATTCAGTGATGAGAAAATGGCTAAGAAAGTACTCTCTATGGGGCGTGGAAGCAAATCTGATAGCCTTCTATTAGACGAGATTCAAAGCATTAGTAACATAACTGATGACATGGAATTCCTAGATAGACAGCAGACACATTTAGATACAGCAACCACTGACGAAGTTAGCGCAACAAGAAACTTATCATTAAATATTGCTCACACAGCAACAGGTGGTAATTTAAAAGCAGAGGCATCTCGTGGACTAGGTAAACTATCTGGTTACAATATGATTCGTAGAGCACAGTCACGTGTTGTACAAGCAAGCTTTATGTTAGACATTGCTAATCACTTTACGAAAGGTAAAGGAGTAATGGGTAACGCTCGTATGGCTGATGTGGGTTTAACAGATACATTAGGTAAAAACCCTGCAATGGAAGCAGCTTTTAAGAAGTATGCTGAATTTGATGCAGATGGTGTGTTACAAAAGTTAAACATCAGTAAATGGGACAAAGCAGTTCGTGAAGAATTACAGTATGCTATGATTCGTGATGAAGCACAACAGATTCAACGTACTATGGTTGGAGAGTTACCACCGTGGATGAACAAACCTATTATGGGTTTAATCTTTCAATTTAGACAGATGCCAATAGTAGCTAACAGTAAATCGTTAGGTAGGTCATTAGCGTTTGCCGATAAAGAGGCGGTAACAGGTGTTATGTTAAACACAGCAATAGCAGGAATGGTACGCTACGCGAAATTTGCGGCATTAGGTACAGTAGCTAATGCACTTACAGGTGACGTAAGTAAGCAAGTTGTAGTAACTGAAGAACAAACTCAAAAAACAAAATATATCACACCATTAGGGATATTTCCTGATATGGAAGATTTAGTTGTGGGTCGTAGTGGATTAAGTTCTATTAAAGACACAGAGAGTTCTTGGGATTTCATGCAAAATCAAGTACCAGTAACAGGTCTAATAAACGATTACTTTGAAGCAGGTAAAAGTGCTACACGCGGTGACGTAAAAGGTATGGTTGATTCAGCTAGTCAGTTAGTACCACTTGGTAATACAGCGTTAGCTGAGGTTATGGGACAAGCACTAATGAAACAGGTTGGTGAATTACCATCTGTACCAGAAAAGCAATAAGGATACTATGAGTTTAGGTGATAAGCAAAGGAAGTTTAGTAGGTTGATAGCCAATCTATTAGACTTTATACATTCACGAGATTATGACGTTACATTTGGAGATGCCTTTAGGGACTCTAGACTACACGGACACATAGGCGAAAAGAAAGCTTATGGACATCGTAACTCGTGTCATAAACTTAGATTAGCACTAGACTTAAATCTATTCAAGGATGGTGTTTATTTAACGACAGATAAAGACCATGAACCCTTCGGTCTACACTGGGAGTCATTAGACCCCGAGTGTAGATGGGGTGGTAGATTTAAAGATGGTAACCATTACTCACTAGAACATAACGGTAGTAAGTAATATAAGCAATGCCCCTGTAATAAGGGGCTTTAACAACAGAGGCAATAATGGCTAATACTACCAGAACATACACAAGTGACGGTATACAAACAATATACCCAGTAGACTTCACGCTAGGATTTATCCACCGTGACTACGTGTCTATAAAATCAGTTAGTGGAGGAGTAGATACTAACTTAAATTTTATATGGCTTAATGACGCACAAATACAATTGTACGGCCCAGTAGTAGTAGGTCTACAGGTAATTGTAAGTAGAATAATACCAAGAACCACCTTAGTAAACGACTATGAAGATGGAGCAATACTTCGTGGTAGAAACCTAGATAATTCAAATCTACAACATTTAATGTTAACCGAAGAAGATGAAGACAATAACTACATAACTGAAGCAGGTGTTGCAACAGGTAATGTAGATATGGCAAGTTACACATTAAATAACTTAGCTGACCCAACACTCGCTACCGACGCAATTAACAAGCAAACATTAGATAGTAACGTAGTTACATTAGACACTAAAATTGACACAGAAATAAGTGCAGTAGACGTACGTATTGATGGAATTGCAGCAGATATAGCCTCCGACACATATTCGGCATTAGTATCCGCAACATCCGCCACAGCAAGTGCTACAGCAGCAGCCTCCTCCGCAACCAGTGCTGGGAGTTCGTGGGCGAGTATTCAAGCAAACAATAACAACTCCGATTTGTCGTCGATACAATCAGCAGTATCCGCAGCCGAAGCCGTAGTTAGCGCTTCAGCAGCACTCGCTTCTGAAACACAAGCAACACTAGACAGAATACAAACAGGGTTAGATAGAACGCAAACAACAACTGACGCAACTGCAACAGCAGTAGACGTAGTCTCTGCGGAAACGGCACAAGCAGCTGCCGAAGTAGCACAAACCTTCGCTGAAAGTGCGTGGTCAAACATACAAACAAACAATAACAACTCTGATGTGTCTGCGGTAGCTTCTGCTGCATCTGCGGTAAGTTCATCAGTTAGTGCTACAGCAGCATCAGCTGCACAAGTACAGACAGGGTTAGACAGAATACAAACAGGGTTAGACGTAGTACAAACAGCAAACAGTGTAGCAACAGCACAAGCCAGTGTTACTGATGCACAGACAATTAGAGATAATTTGGAAGCGCCTGTAATTAACATTGCAGCCGATCTAGTAAATACACAATTATTGATTGCACAAATGCACCCAATGACTTAGGAGAAAAAACATATGTCAGAAACAACAATTGCAATTGCTAATTTAACAAACCAGACAACTGCATTATTAACAGAAGTGACCGTACAACAAGGCCAAGTAGTGGCAGCAGCCACAACACAGGCACAAGCAGCAGCAGCATCGGCAACAACCGCAGCAACGGCTGCAACCGCTGCAACAGTAGACGCAAATGCAGCAGACGCAGCGCGTATATTAGCAGAAGCAGCAGAAAATGCTGCTAGCATATCGGCTACTAATGCCGCAGCAGTTGTTACAGGTGGTACAGCTACTCTTGCTCCTACAGCAGGTAGTATTCCTTTAGCAGATAGCGAAGGTAAGATTGATGTAGATTGGTTAAGTAGTGCTTCTACAGCCATGTCTAAAGCTGACTTCTTTGCATTAGCTGAGAAGCGTAAAGCTGACAGTGCAGGTTCAGGCTTTGCAGAATGGGGTAA